TATAACTTGGCGTTTATTTAATCCACTTCATTTAAGAGCAGGAAAAAGTACAGGTATTAGGCTGTATTAAGACTAAACTGTTCACATAGTGTTGAGGTTTCATTGTGTATAGCGGTTACAACTACCACAGTCGTGAGAAAGCAGGAACAGAAACTTTTGTAAATGACCCTAATGCAGCTTGGCAAGCACAAGAGCCTCATTGGATTCTTATTGAAGATTTAATGGGTGGATCTTATGAGATGCGTAAAAAACACAGAAGATATTTACCGCAAGAACCTAGAGAGCTAGATATAAGTTATGACAACAGACTTTCTCGTTCTGTTTGTTCTCCGTTTTATCAACGTCTTGAAAGAATGTTGGCTGGAATGTTGACTAGAAAACCTGTTCGCTTAACTGATGTTGCTGATGTAATTAGAGAACAGTTGTTTGATGTTGACTTACAGGGCAATGATCTTAATGTTTGGACTTACGAGACTGCTAGAAAAGTAATTAGATATGGTCATTGCGGTGTTTTAGTTGATGCTCCTGCTGCAGGTGAAAATGGAAGACCTTATTGGGTAACTTATTCACCAAGAGAAATTTTAGGATGGAGAACTGAATTAAAAGATGGTCAGCAAAAATTTAGTCAACTGAGATTACTTGAACATGTATTTGAGCCAGATGGTTTATATGGTGAAAAAGAAGTAGAGCAAGTTCGTGTGCTAACGCCGGGAAAATTTGAAATACATAGGAAGGATTCTGAAACTGGCGACTATAAAATATTTGATGAAGGTGTAATGAGTTTGCCTGAAATTCCTTTTTCTGTTGCTTATTCCAATCGAATTAATTTAATGGAGTCTCGACCTCCTATGGAAGATATAGCAGAATTAAATTTAAAAGCTTATCAAGTGCAATCAGATTTGGATAACCAGTTACACATAAGTGCTGTGCCAATGTTAGCTTTTTTTGGTTTCCCTCAATCAGCCGAAGAAGTTAGTGCAGGTCCGGGAGAAGCAATAGCTTTTCCTGCTGAAGGTCGGGCAGAATATATTGAAAGTAAAGGTACAAGTTATAACGCACAATTCCAAAGATTAGAGCAATTGTCTGATCAAATAAATGAACTCGGATTGGCAGCAGTTCTAGGGCAAAAGCTATCCGCAGAGACAGCAGAAGCAAAAAAAATAGACCGCTCACAAGGAGACTCAACAATGAAAGTGGTGGCACAGCAGGTACAAGATATGATTGATAACTCACTTACTTATCATGCCCAGTATTTAGGCAGTAATGAAGCTGGAAGTAGTTTTGTAAATAGAGATTTCTTAGCATCAAGACTTGATCCCCAAGAGATTCAAAGTTTGCTATCTCTTTACACTGCTGGCACTATTACACAAAAAACTTTGTTGGATCAATTAACTGAAGGCGAAGTATTGGGAGATGAGTTTGATGTTGAAGAGGAATTAGAAGCTACTGAAATGGGTGGTTTAATTGATATGCAGCAACCTCAGGCACAAAACAACCAACCAGAAGATGCAGCCGCTTGATAAATGCCAACACTTTCTGTAACTCAAATAACAGATGAAGGAACACCTGCGGCCTTATTTAGAAATGCTATTGACCTAAATAGGTATAGCAATAGTGTTTCTAGACGGATAATCAATGAATACAACAACATTATTATTGAAGCTACAAATCAATTAAAAATACTTGAAGGCTCTGATAGTTATAAAGCTCTAAGACTTAGATCTATTATTGCTCAAGTAAAAGAAAGCTTGGCAACTTGGGCTGGTGACGCAACAGAAATAACTGCAAGCAATTTACAAGGATTAGCAATGTTGCAAACAGAATTTATAGAAGATCAATTAAAGAAATCAATACCAAAAGGAGCTAGAAGTATGGTTAGGACAGTAGAAGTTAGTCCTCAATTTGCACAGTCAGTCGTTACAACAGACCCTACTCAACTAAATTTAATAACACTACAGCAAGATATTTTTAGATCCGTAACTGGATCACCACAGACATATAGTTTAACTGCTGGAGAAGGTGCAATTATTACATTGCCTGATGGTCGAACTGTTCAAAAAGCTTTCCGTGGGATTTCAACATCATCGGCAGACTTATTAGGAAAAGAAGTTAGGACTGGTCTTTTACAAGGACAAACAACAGACGAAATAGTTAGTAAATTAAAAGGTCGTTTATTGTTTAATCAAAAAGGCAGCGTTAAACAATTAGCAAAAGCTGGTGGTAGTCTTACGGCTGCAACCAATAGACAAGTCACCGCAATTGTCAGAACAAGTGTTAATCAAGTATCTAATGCTGCCAGTCAAAATGTTTACAAATCAAATGAAGATGTGACTAAAAAATATAGATATGTAGCAACTTTAGATAGTAGAACTTCATCTATTTGTGCTGCTTTAGATGGTCAAGTTTTTCCTTACGATAATGGCCCCTTACCTCCTCAACATTTTAATTGTCGCTCTACTACTGTCGCTGTTATTGACTATGAAAGATTAAAAGACATGGGCTTTGAATTTGATATGCCAAAAGTAGGAAAAAGATCGGCTTCGGGTGGAATGGTTCCTTCAAATATGACTTACGGTCAATGGTTAAAAGATACTCCTGCTGGTAAGTCTGCTCAATTAGATGTTTTTGGTAGTTCTAGTCGTGTTAAATACTTTAATAAAATTTCAAAGAATGGTGGTCCACAAGCTGCTTTACAAAAAATGATTAGAGATGATGGAAGTGAACTTACACTAAATCAACTACAAAGACGCTACGGTAAGGTTTAATTGCTGTTTTTGTATGCCTAAGAAAAAGCCGGGATTATATGCAAATATCCATGCAAAACGAAAACGCATAGAAGCAGGAAGTAATGAAAAAATGAAAAGAAAAGGCAGTAAAGATGCACCAACGGCTGCTGAATTTAAAGAAGCCGCTAAAACTGCTAAGAAAAAGAAAAAAGTTAAAAGGAAGAAAAAGAGTTAAGGTTGTAGCACCTAAATAACCTTGTGGGTTTTTATGCCTGACGAAACAACTGCTCCTGTGGAGCAAGCTGTTGATTCCGAAAAAGAGAATCTAAAAGCCGAACTAGATGCAATGCGTAAAAAAAACGCTGAGCTATTAGATGAAACAAAAAAAGCAAAAGCAAAAGCAAAAGTTGTTCCTGAAGATGTAGATGTTCAGGCTTTAATTGATTTTAAAAACAGTGCTGAACAAGCTGAACTTGAAAAAAAAGGACACTACACCGAAGCCAGAACAAAGCTAGAAGAGCAATATCGAGAAAGATCTAGTGAAAAGGAAAAAAAAATAGCAGAACTTGAAGCTAAAGTTCGTGAATTAGAATTGGTTTCACCTGCTGTTCAAGCTTTAGCTGAAATAGTCCACGATCCGAACCTTGTTTTAAACAATTTTTTACCTAAGGATAAAATAGAAGTTGACAATGGTGTTCCTGTTGTTGTTGACGGATACGAAAGAACTCCTGTCTCTGACTGGGCTAAAGGCAAACTTCCTGATTACATTTTAAAGCAACCTAAACCTCAAGGTGGTGGTGCTTCTGCAAGTAGATCAAGTGCAAGTGAGATTCCTGCAGGTACTAAAAATCCATTTGCATCTGAAAGTTTTAACATTACAGAGCAAATGAGACTGTATAGAACTGACAAAGATTTATATGATCGTTTGAAAAATGCAGTTGCACGCTAATATATATTTATAAGGCAAGGCTGTGCTGCGCCATCGGGTTTGTGACCCACCGTAAAACTAATTTCTGGTAATTTTTATGGCCACCGTAAGGTCGGACGTAATCATACCTGAGGTCTTTACGCCGTACTTGATTGAACAGACAACTAAGCGTGATGCCTTTTTGGCTAGCGGTGTTGTTCAACCAATGGCCGAGCTTAATGCGACTGAAGGTGGTGATTTTGTCAATGTTCCATTTTGGAAAGCAAATCTTTCAGGAGATTTTGAAGTTCTAAGTGATAGCACTTCTCTAACACCCGGAAAGATTCAAGCTGACAAGCAAATTTCTGTAATTCTTCACAGAGGTCGTGCTTGGGAAGCTAGAGACTTGGCGGCTTTAGCTGCTGGCTCTGATCCAATGGCTGCTATTGGTGCAAAAGTTGGTTCTTATATTGCACACCAAAGACAAAAAGACTTGCTTGCAGCATTGTCTGGAGTATTTGGTTCAATAAATGCAAACGACAGCAACTCTGCTTTATTTGCTAACTGCATTGATTCAGAAAGTGGTGACACTCCTACAGGTTTAAGTCCTAAGCATGTAGCAAAAGCCAAGTCAATCCTTGGTGATGCAGGTGATCAGCTTGCTGCTGTATGTATGCACTCAAAGGTTTACTACGACTTAGTCGAGCGAAAGCTTGTTGATTATGTTGTGGCTGGAGACACCAATGCTGGTGCAACTGCTTCTGGTGGTTCAATCGTTTCTGCTTACGGTAGTAATGGTGCTGTTCCTACTTATTGCGGTTTAAGAGTCATCGTTTCTGATGATGTAGCTAAGACTGGCTCTGGTGCAACCACTGAGTATTCAACTTACTTCTTTACACCGGGTGCGGTTGCCTCTGGTGAGCAAGCAGGTTTGAGTACTGAGACAGATAGAGACATCCTTGCTAAATCTGATGCAATGGCTGTCGATCTCCATTACACATATCATCCTGTTGGAACTAAGTGGGCTGTTACAACAACAAACCCAACTCGTGCCCAA